AAGACCTCGGAAGGTCTCGCCATAGCTAGGCATGCCGGGGCAGATCCTGTCTGAACAAGCCTGAACAGCGAATGCCAGTCCCATTGATCTCTCGAGCCGCTTACCGCCGCTTAGCTGAACGCAACCGGCGCATTGGACGAATACGGCAAATGCTGATACGCTCGGGTTTTCGCGACGGTCCGCTGTCGTTCTCCACCAAAAGCTCGCCGCCGGAAGTCACGACGGCATATTATCATCGCGGTCGTTACGAAGTGGTCGCCCTTCGAGTCAGCCAAGTTGACGAGTGGAGTTACAAAGCTGACAAGGATGCGGAATCCGCGACGGGTCGCGGCATTGACGCATTGGCGCAGCTAATCGCCGATGAAGACTGGGACGGCGGACACGTAAGGATGACGCTGTTGCTTGCTGGTGCCTGAACTCTCCCGCACCGACCGCCGACGGCTAGCCGAACGGGCCCGCCGCCGCTTCGAGAGCGCGCGGCGCGCAGAAGTAGGATATGCTCGGCAGTTGCGGCGTGTAGCCCGCGTGATCGGCGACTTCGTGTCCGGTCTGTTTCCCACGGGCACCGAGGCTGTTGATTTCGAGGCTGCGCGTCGCATCGAGGAAATGTTGAATGACTACGGCCGCCTGCTAGGGCCGTGGGCCGAGAGTGTCGGGCGGCGCATGCTTGAGGAAGTCTCCCGGCGTGACGCGGGAGCCTGGAGCGAGTTGGGCCGTGAGCTCGGGATCGGGCTGCGGCGTGAGATCGAGCGCGCATCGACCGGCTTGCTGTTCCAGGAAGTGCTCGCCGCTCAAGTCGGGTTGATTCGGTCAATTCCGCTGGAAGCGGCGGATCGGGTGCACCATCTGGCGACTGAAGCGCTGGTTACCGGCGCGAGAGCGAAAGAGATAGCCAACGAGATAATGAATACAGGCGAAGTGAGCCAAAGTCGGGCTAATACTATCGCAAGAACTGAAACAAGTAGAGCATCAAGCATATTTTCTAGTACAAGGGCTCAGTATCTTGGCAGCACGCATTTCCAGTGGATGACGGCCGGGGATAGAGATGTGCGTCCGTTACACAAAAAGCTTGATGGCAAAGTGTTCGCCTGGAATTACCCTCCAATAATTGGAGAGAATGGTGAGCGTGGCTTGCCAGGAACAATCTATAATTGCAGATGTGTTGCCCTGCCAATCGTTCCGGCGCATTTCTTTGAAAGCGCCGCGGCGTAAAAAGAAAGCGCGTCTCGAGGGACGCGCCTTCTGATTTGGGGATGTCAGCTAGGGCGCGCCCCAACGTAGCGGACCGCGCCGCGCCTCACCATTCCTCGACGAACCGGTCATAGCATAAACGCCTTCCGAGATCCAGCGCCACTGGCCGATGCGGCCTAGCTGAGAGGGAAAGTCATGAAGCACACTATTGCGCTGTCGCTCGCCGCGATTATGACAATCGGGATTGCCGCTGAAGTGAGAGCGCAGACACCTCCGGCGGCGACGATCTCAGAGAAGAGCGCGCGGGTTAATGCCGGCACACCGGCTGGCTCCGGTAACCCGGCGATCACGATGAGTGCCGCTGGACCGTCAACGCTGAATTCTGCAGATCAGTTAACCGGCGGAAAAAACGTTTCGTGCGTTTATGTCGGCGTGTCCCATACCGGGACACCGTCGAATGTGCTGAGCATCCAGGGTAAAGTGCCCGGCACGTCAGCTTATTACAATGTGTTGTCTACAACCGCGATCGCCACCGACACGACCGCTACGATCGCCGTTGGAGTGAGCATCACCACCGCGGCGAACGCTGGCCTCGATGCGGTCGTCCCGGCGATCTGGCGCGCGCAACTTGTGCTGGGTGCTGGCACAGCGCCGACAACGACAGGTTATGTCGCCTGCACCTCGGGTGAGTAACACCGGGGAGCTGCGCCGATGCGGGGTCGTTTCTACGCGACGGAGCAGATCTCCGACAACATCGAGAAGACGCCGGAGAGGTGGTACGGGAACATTCCGCCGCCGGGTTGCTGAAATCTCGCTGGTCCCCGTACCACTTTCAATATATTAACATAGCGAAGCGCCTGGCTGTTACGAGCAGCTAAGCGCTTCTGACCACCCACGAGATGGAACCTCGGAGATGGCTGGCGCATGTTAATCTACAAAGCCGAACATTTGCAAACCGGCATGGTATATGTCGGTCAGACCCAAACGAAACTATCGATTCGAATAAATCGTCATCATACTTACGGTGACAGCTATTTCTGCCGAGCCATAAAGAAATATGGGCGTGCCGCATTTCAGTTTACGATATTGGAAGAGGTATCGTGTAAAGAAGACTTAGATGACCGCGAGCGCTTCTGGATCATGCACTATGACTGTATGGTCCCAAAGGGGTTTAATCTAACTAGCGGCGGCGGCGGGACATCAGGCTGGAAAGCGTCTGACGAGATCCGCGCGAAAGTCAGTGCCGCGTTGACGGGTAAGCCGAAGAAGTGGACGGAGGAAGGGCTCCAACGTCTGCGCGATAGTCATCGCGGCGTGAGCAACCTGACCGAAGAGGGCAGGCGCCGGATCAGTGAGGCGAACAAAGGCAAGGTCATTCCTAAAGAACAGTGTCGCGCGCGTTCCGAGCGCATGATGGGTCATCAAATAAACGTAGGCAGAAAACACACCGAAGAAACGAAAAAGAAAATGAGTGCCGTACAGACTGGCAGGATCGTCACGCCGTAGCATCGTGAGAAGCTACGGCAAGCTAATTTAGGTAAGAAGCATAGTATTGAGTCTCGCAAGAAGATGAGCGCCGCTCACCTGGCGCGGAATGCGCGAGGGCGGAATGAGATATTACGTAACGGAGGAGATATCTGATCATATAAGTAAAACACCAGAGGGTTTCTTACTCTGTACAGAAGTGCCGTGCGCAAGAACCGGCACGCAAGTATACAGTCCTGGGGAGACCCCAGACGAAATTAAGCCAACTGCCGATGGCATAATATTGATCGAGCGTGAGCCGGAGGATGTCTTTCATCCTAATATGCTGGCATCACTCTTGGGCAAACCGATTACCAACGAGCATCCGATCAGAGGCGACGAGCGGCTCGATGTGACGCCGCAGAACTGGAAAGAGTTCGCTTGCGGTGTAGTCCTTAACCCGCGACGCGGTGAGGGTACCGCTGATGACTTGGTATTTTGCGATCTGTTGATTACAGATCCGAAAACAATCGAACAAGTCGAAAAAGGCGAGAAGCGAGAGCTTTCCGTCGGCTATGACGCGCAATATTCTATCCTGGATATAGGACGCGCGAAACAAACCGACATAATCGCGAACCATGTGGCGATAATTGAACAAGGACGCTGCGGGCCGCGGTGCGCGATCCGCGATGAGGAGGGGGCTATGGCAGGGACTGCTACGGCAACAAAACGGCCGTCGTGGACTGATTTCTTGCGGCGGGCGTACCGGGCGCGCGACGCCGGCGAGCTCGAAACGATCGAAAAAGAGGCGGCGGAGATGGAGCCGGGGAACGGCGCTGATCCGGGCGGTGGCCCTGACGAGCACCACATCCACGTCCATTTACCCGGCGGCGAAAAGGAGAAGGAGAACGACGAGATGCGTTCAAACACGCGCTTTACGGATCCGCCTCCCAATGGGGGCGAAGAGCCAAACGGCGGTGGCGGTAATATGGAGCAGCAGATCCTTGCTGCGATCCAGGATTTGTCCTCGCGGGTTGAGGCGCTCGAGGATGCCATGGGCGCTGGCCACGGTGGTGGCACCACGCCGACTGACAGCAGCCGCGACGACCGTCGACGTGATGATCGCCGACGCGACGACCGGCGCCGAGATGCGCGCGGCCGCGACGCCGACGAAGAAGACTGCCAGGATGCAGCCCGGGACGAGGAACCGAATGCCTCCGAGGAGGGCGCCAACGAACCCACCGAGGCGATACTCGGCCAAATCGAGTTTGAAGCGCCACCGGGCACCGGCGACAGCATGCGCAAGGCGCGCGACAGCGCAAACCCATTCTTCCAGGACATCTTTCAGGAGACCCGTGCGTCTTGCGAAATCATCGCGCCCGGCATGCGGCTGCCGACGTTCGACCGAAAGGCCTTGCCGAAGAAGACCTTCGATTGCATCTGCGACATGCGGCGGCAGGCGCTGCAGAAGGCCTATGACGATCCGCAAATCCATGACGAGCTCGACGCGATCCTGGCGCATCAGCCACTCGATACGCGGTCGATGCCAGTGCGCGATCTTTCCGTGCTCTTCCGGGCGGTCGCGAGCCACAAGCGGATGTTGAACAACAGCCATCAGAGCCGCGATACGGGCGAGCGTGCCGGACCGGGCAGCAACGCCGGTTATCGCGGACCGCCAACACCGGCCGAGATCAATGCCCGGAACAAGGCGTTCAAGGAAGCTGGAGGCTGGGGACCTGGCGCCGGAGTGCGTTGACCGTAAATGCCCCGGTCGCACGCCAATCCAACGCTATCGCTAGTCGCTAATCCGCCGCAGATCACAGTCGGTGCATCATCCACGCTTTCCTGGAATACGACGAATGCGAACAGGTTTTCGGGTAATTTCCCGATTTCCGGTGCGCACGGATCGACGATTGTACAGCCGAGTGTCACGACAGTTTACATGATGACCGCTACTGGATCCGGCGGAAAAGTAACAGATACGGTCACCGTGAGTGTTATTGATCCATCACCGACCTTGTCCTTGGTCGTTACGCCACCCGAGCCAAGCATCAGCCCAGATACGCCGCTCGGCACCAGTTTGGCGATGCTTCAAGGCACTTGGAGCGACGGATCGCCTTTCACCGGCTACTTCGAATTTGTCGCGCCTAATTATGATTGCAATAGCATCTATGCGATTTCCGGCAACACGTTGATTGTCAATCCTAATGGGCCAGGGGTCGGCACGGCGGGGGGTTCAATACACGACGTAACCATTATGGCCATAGAATGAAGAGATTTCTTATCTCTCTCGTTTTCCTAGGTGTACTTCTAGGCGCGACGAGCCCCCCGGTGACGGTGCCGATCACGATTACTGCGTCGGGCGGATCGACAATCAATGCGACCACCTATTGCGCCGCTAACGGAGGGGGCGACGGGAGCAGCGCAACGCCGTGGCAGGATCAATGCATCGTAGCGGCAGTAAATGCCGCGTCGAACGGGGACACGGTATTCCTAGCGGCGGGCAACTGGGCGCTCAACACTTCGGTTGCGACATTTACAGGGGCGATTTCTGGTTCGACTTTAACAGTCTCAGGTGTAACTGGTACGATAGCGATAGGCCAGTCAGTCGGCGGCGTAGGTGTAATTAATACGGCCACTGGTAT